ACGACTTCCTTGTGCTGGCCGGCTTCGAGCCCCTGCCCAACTGGTGTCATGACGTGAAGTACCGCGGTATGAATACGCTGGAGGTCTACCGGCTGTTACAGGAAGACCCAAGCGAAAGCGGCGGCGCCTCTGGTGGCAGTGGTGGGGGCGATCCTATGGACGACTTGCGCCAGCCTGGGGAATCTGAACCGGAGAAATCCCAAGCCGAGGTCAAGCAGGAAATCAAGGCCAACATCACGTCGGCAGCCGTTGCAGCCAAGATGAAAGGTGACCAAGCTGCGGGATCTATTCCGGCCGACGTGCAAGTGTTTCTCGACAGCCTGCTAAAGCCGAAACTGCCGATGGCAGCGCATCTGCGCAAGTTCTTCAACGCCATCGACAAATCCAACTACAGTTGGCAAAAACTCAACCGTCGGTTCCATCCGATGCTGATGCCCGGCTTGCAGGGCAAGAAGCTGGGCCATATCGCGTTCGCCTTCGACATGTCGAGTTCGGTCAGTGATAAGGACATTCAGCGCTACGTCAGTGAGCTGATGGGGGTAGTGCGTAACCTCAAACCAGAAAAGATAACACTGGTGCAGTTCACCTGTGAGATCAAGTCCGTTACCCGGCTCAAGACCGTTCGCGAGCTGGCAGCACTGGAATTGCGCGGGCGTGGCGGTACCGACATCGAACCGCTGATGGAATGGGCCAAGCTCAACAAACCAACGGCGCTCTGCGTCTTCACGGATGGTGAATACTCACATCCTTCCTTCAACCCCGGGTGCCCAGTCATGTGGCTGATCCACGGATATTCCAAGGACATGTTCCACTGCGATTTCGGTACCACCATCAGGTTCGACGTTAATGATGATCCCTTTTGATCTGACTCCCAGTCAGGAGCGGGGCTACGACAAGTTCCTCTCCTTTTACCTTGACCCCAACCAGACGGTGATGGTGCTCAAGGGCTACAGCGGTACCGGTAAAACGACCCTCGTTCGCCGGTTTCTGGCTGACCTTCCTCAGATGGATGCCATGGCCCGTCTCTGTGCCCCTGAGTACGTGCCTCCGCACATTGTCTTGTCCGCAACGACCAACCAAGCGGCTGAGGCATTTGCCTTGGCCATCGGCTACGGTCATGAGGTCAAGACCGTTCACACTGCTTGCGAATTGCGTCTGGTCACCGACTACAAAACCAAGGAAAAATACCTCACCGAGTACGGTGACGGGTTGGAAAACTCACTGCTGATTGTCGATGAGGCCAGCTTTATCGACGATAAGCTGCTGGCAAAGATCCTCAAGCAAACCAAGCGCTGCAAGATCGTCTTTATCGGTGATCCGGCACAACTCACCCCCATCGAAAGCGACCTCATGCCTGCGTTCGAAATGAATGCCTGTGAGGTAGAGCTGACCGATCTGGTCCGCTTCGAGGGTGGTGTGTTGCAAACGCTCATGGGTAACCTGCGTGCTGCGGTAATGGAGGGCAATTGGTCTAAATTCCCACTCACCCCGGGCGTTATCGACCGGCTGAGTCAAGACGAGTTCAACGCTGAAGCTTATCGTCTGTTTACCAAAGAGCCGAACAAGCAGGTGAAGATCCTGGCTTACACCAACAACTGTGTCACCCAGTACAACAACTTCCTGTCAAAGAAGGTGCTGGGCACCACAGTGCCGCAACCGGGCCAGCGTATGCTGGTCAACGAGGCGGTACAGAACAACGGTAGCAAGTGCAGCGCGAACGAAGAGGTCACCCTCGAAGAAGTGGAGCTATGCAAAGAGTATGGCGTGGAAGGTTACCGAATCCTCTTGCGAGGCAAAGGCAGCTTCTATTTCATGCCCAAGCACCGTGGGCAGAAGGATAAGGCACACGCTGAGGCTGTCCGTGAGGACGATTACAGCGCGATGAAGATCATCCTCGACACTTGGATTGATCTGCGCCCATCCTTCGCCCAAACCGTCAACAAGTCCCAGGGTTCGACCTATGACATCGTCATGATAGACCTGAACGACATTTGTTCCAAATGCCGGACACTGGAGCAGCTTGCCCGCATCTTGTATGTGGCACTGAGCCGGGGCCGGAGCCGAATCATCATGACTGGAGATTTACGGAGGAAATAATGGATCGTCGAGCCAAAGCGCAGTTCAAAGTGAAAGTTCGTGACGCATTGCTGGCATATGTTTACGCGCCAGTTGATGAGCGCCACAAGCGACAGCTTGCCGAGATAATTGCGGAGAACGACGCTTTGGTCGGCATCCAATATTTCGGATTCATGTACCGCAGCAAGTTTCACACGCAATCGCGGTATGCGAGGCCACCTCAGAACATCCCCAAGCTGTTTGACAGCCTTAAACCGGCAATGGACAAGATTCTGTCCGAACAGCTATTGATTGAGCGTGAGGAACGTCCACTGGTGGCCGGCTACATTCAGAAGTGGTTGAACTCGTCGGACAATGCTGAAGTTCTCTTTCAACGTCTACCGACGGCACTACGTGTACCGTTCCAGCAAGTTCTGGCAACTGAAGGTCTACAACTGACTGATGTTGACATGGATGATGCTGCACACGAAATGGGCATCGGAGAAAAGTCGTTAGACGCTCTCAAGGTGCGTTTAATGACAAACTTAATCCAAGGAGATAGCTAGTGCGCCATCATCTCTTCTTTCATAAGAACGGAAGCGGTCACTACCCGGTGGCCGTCCTGATGAAGCAATACACGTTCGATCAGGCACTGATTCACAAACATTACGTTCAACCGCTGAAAGATCGAGGGATTCCACAGGAAGACTGCATTGCCTTCACCCTTTCGTATGAAACTGCGAAAAAAGTGTCGGCAGCGCAGGTAAAGTCGTATTCAGCGAACTTGCTAAAGGTGCTGGACCGTGCGCATGTGAAATACATCTACTGCACCGATGGCACCTACTTCAAATACCTCACCGGGCAGAAGAAAGCAGAGGTTCACCTCGGATATTCGTTGCCTTGTGCCATTCCTGGCTTCGAGCACATGCAAGTCGTGCTTGGCGTCAACTATCAGGTGCTGGTTTACGCACCTGACAAGAAGGCACACCTCGACCAAGGTCTGGACGCACTGTGCAGTGTGTACAAGGGTAACTACGTGCCGCCCGGGGATCAGATCATCCATTCGGAGTTCTATCCGAAGACAGCGAACGAAATCCGCAATGCTTTGATGGAACTGCACAAGTTCCCTCACTTGGCGATGGACATTGAGGGCTACAGCCTTCGATTGGATGAATCCGGCATTGCGACCTTCGCATTGGCCTGGACGAAGCATGACTTCATCGCTTTTCCAGTCGATCTGAACGATCTTGGCGCAAAGGACGCCGACGGCAACTATCACTACCGCAAGGACAACAAAGAGGTTCGTGAGATCCTCAAGGACTTCCTGCGGCAGTACATGGGCGGCAAACGTTTCCACAGTGCCACCTATGACGTGAAACACCTGATCTACAACCTCTGGATGCGTGATCCGCTCGATTACAAGAGCTGTCTGGAAGGTTTGGACATCATGTGCCGTAATCTGGACTGCACGAAGGTACTGAGCTATCTGGCAGTCAATTCGTGTGCGGGAAACACCTTGGGTCTGAAGTATCAGTCACAGGAGTTCACCGGCAACTATGCACAGGACGATATCAAGGATATCCGAAAGATCGACCTGCCAAACCTGCTCCGTTACAACGGTGTGGACTGCATGGCGACGAACTACACCTTCGATAAGCATATGCCGACGGTTGTGGCCGACAATCAGCTTGAGTTGTACAACGGGCTGATGAAGGACTCCATGAAGCTGATCATCAACGTTGAGTTGGTTGGTCTGCCGATGTGCCCGAAGAAGGTCACCGAAACCAAGGAAAAACTGGAGAAGCTGCAAGAGCAATACTTGCTGACCATCCAGAATGATCCAATGGTGGCGAAGCTCAACTATCTGCTGCAAGTCTCGGCGATGGAGACGGCTAATGCCAAACTGAAGACGAAACAGCATCCACTGGAGAAATTCAGCGACACGGTCTTCAATCCCGGGTCAAACCTGCAATTGCAACGTCTGTTGTACGAATTGCTCGATTTGCCGATCCTTGCCCGGACGCCTACCAAGGCACCGGCCACTGGTGGCAAAATCATCAAGCAATTGCTCGATCACGCCAAAGCAGCGCCGTATAAGGAGCTGTTGCAAGCATTGATCGACTATTCGGCGGTGACCAAGATTCTTCAGGCGTTTATGCCTGCATTCGAGAATGGAATCCTTAAAGCCGATGGCATGCGCTACATCCACGGTGTTTTCAACCTTGGCGGTACGGTATCAGGTAGATTGTCCTCATCTGATCCAAACCTCCAGAATTTGCCAGCGGGGTCCGCATATGGTCAGTTGATTAAAGAAATGGTCATGGCACCGCTGGGTTGGTTGTTCTGTGGGGCAGACTTTAACAGTTTGGAGGATTATATCTCCGCGCTGACCACACGCGACCCAAACAAGCTAAAAGTGTACATCGACGGCTACGACGGTCACTGTTTGCGTGCCTATGCGTACTTCAAGGACCAAATGCCTGACATTGACCCATCTTCAGTCGATTCGATCAATAGCATCGCTAAAAAGTACAAACACCTTCGCCAAGAGTCGAAAGCTCCAACTTTCGCCTTAACTTACCAGGGCACCTTCGCAACACTGATGAAAAACCTTGGTTGGTCCGAAGAGAAGGCAAAACGTATCGAAGCGAACTTCCACAGCTTGTATAAGGCGTCCACCGAGTACATTCACGACCGTTTGGTGCAAGCCACCAAAGATGGTTACATCACCGTAGCGTTTGGTTTGCGTTTGCGCACGCCGATGCTCGGCCGGTCATATCTTGGCCTTGCCTGCACCCCTAAAGAGGTGGCGGCTGAAGGTCGTACCGCGGGCAACGCAATGGGCCAGTCTTACGGCCTGCTGAACAACCGTGCGGCTGCGGCATTCATGAAGCTGGTTTGGGTAAGTCCTTACCGTTACGACATCAAACCAGTGTGTTTAATACATGACTCCATATACTTGATCGTCAAGAACGATCCTGTCATCATTGCGTGGGTCAACAAGCATTTGACGCAGGAAATGGCATGGCAGGATCTACCTGAGCTGGAACATCCAACTGTGAAGATTGGTGCAGAGATGGACGTGCATTATCAGAACTGGGCGCAGCCTGTCACATTACCTGTCGATGCTGACGTTGAAACCATCAAACGTTTGTGCAAAGAAGGCAAAGCGAAGTATGACGAGCAAAACCTGCAAAAGTTGTCTGCTGCATAAGCCATACTGGGACTTCTCCCGTGCCCCTCGCAATTGTGATGGTCACGGGAATTTGTGCAAGCCTTGTGTAGTTATTAAAAACACACGGTATTGGCAAACCCCATATGGACGCATTAGTTACATCCGTAATACGCAAAAGACCTCATCTAAAGCCAGAGGGCATGATTTGCCCACTTACACACAAAACGAGCTGTACGATTGGGCTGTAGCCAATAATCTGTTCGCTTTGTGTGATTCGTGGGAGGCCGCAGGCTTCCCTAAGCACTTAGCTCCATCAATTGACCGAAAAGATGTAAATATCGGGTATTCCTTCGAGAATATCCGTTTGGTTACGTGGCAGGAGAATAATGACGCACAATACGCAGATCGTAAGACCTGCAAGGTAGTTACTCGCCAAAATCGCACAGTTCGTCAATTGAGCTTGTCTGGGGAGCTGATTGCAACGCATAAATCAATAGCGGCTGCTGCTCGTGCAACTGGAGCTGTCCGCACCAATATCAACTGCATGTGCTCGGGTACCAACTCAGCCATCAAATCTGTAGGCGGCTTCCTATGGGAATACGCTGAAAAGGAAGCTGCATGATTGCTACTGCCTGGTTTTATTACGTTTATGTGAGGCCGTTCGTATGATCACAATCGTCAGCACCGAAAAGACGTGGGCGGCGAATGCCAACGGCCGTTACGGCAGGTGCTTCAAAGACACCATGTCTGACGGCTCAATTCGCTGGAGGTATTCACTTTGAGTGCAATCCTCGGCTACAAGAGCGATGGAACTCCCATTCACCCAATCAAGTCCGGGATGATCACCACTGCGTGCGTCATCTCGTGCATTAGCTGCGGATTTTATATCCGTGGCATGGGTGGCCCTATGTATGGCGCTAAATGCGTCCATTGCTTTGAAAAGGAGCAAACCAATGCAAGTAGTGATTCAAGTAATCCTGAACGTGCCTGACAGTGCTGAAGGTCTAGATATCGGTGACGATTTTCAGACCACAGTGGAAGGGCTACTGACCGAAGCTATCGAGCAAGGAAAGTTTCCCGGCGCCGACAGTTGCACAGTCGTGTTCGAGGACATCGTATGACGGTCGTCAATCGCAGTTACCTGCTGCATGCTGCGCCTATCGTTGACATGCATGGCAAGAAGCTCACCGGCCCGGGAGGTACGTCTTATGGGTTGGGGGAAGCCGGCTACGACCTGCGCATTGCTCAGACCATCCACTTCAAACCAAGGCCAGAAATGTGCATTGATGTTGAGGCTCCGGATGGCACCCTACTGGATGCACAGTTCGGGCGCTTCACTTTGGCTTCAGCCATGGAAGAGTTCCGTATGCCGACGAACCTGCTCGGCATCGTTCACGATAAGTCCACTTGGGCTCGTCGCGGCCTGTCTGTGTTCAATACCGTGATCGAATGCGGGTGGAAAGGCTTTCTGACCCTTGAGCTGGTTTATCACGGGCAAGATGAGCTGATCATCCCGGCCGGCAGCGGCATTGCTCAGGTGGTGTTCCATGAAGTCAAAGAAGACGCCGAGTATCGCGGCAAGTACAACAACCAACCAAATCGGCCAGTAGGCCCAATCGCTTCGGAGTAAACATGGCCAAATCTCTGCACGCACCCGGCAAATTCGGTAACGCACCGGTCAACGGCCGGTATTTCTTCGTTCATCGTGCCAGCCGCTGCGTGCGGAGCTGGGACATGGACTCCCTGCCGGTACCCGGTAACTGGGAACAGGTTTCCCTAGAAGAATGGACAGCGTTCCGCAAGGGCACGCTGAAGATTCCCCTCAAGAAGCGTAAAGCGCTTCATGCCCTGCTATATAAGGAGGCTGTATGCAAGTCCGACTCACCACCACCGTCGAAACCATCATCGACATCGACCCTAACAACAACCCAACCTTCGAAGAAGCGCGCCGCGAAATCTCCGGTCGGCTCGCAGAAAGTGAAGAAGCCGAAGCGTACACCGACGGCATCCAAAGCTGCCAAAGTAACGCCGTCGTCTTCGACAACGTCCGCACCCAAACCACGTCGCATTCGTTCGAGGAAGTGAAATGAGTGAGCCAGAAGAAGTCGCGCTGCGGATCAAAGAGCAGCACCCCGAATACTTCCCGCTCACCTCACGCCATCAGGCTGTTAGCATTGCTACCGGCCAGATGCCCGAAGAGAGCATCACCATTATCCAGGCGGTGGCCGACGCCCTGTTGGAGCTGTAAACCATGAAGGTAAGCATCCGCAAGACCGAAGAACTGCGCATTGAAGACGAAGCCTCTACTGAGTCCATCAATGTGACGCTGGTCGATGAATCACCCGGTGTTGGACGCCTAGTTGTTCAAGGTACTGGGCAGACCTCTGCCTGCTACTGGAACAACATGGGCAAGCTGTCTACGCGGGAATTCTTCCTCGCGGCAACCGATAAGTACATTGTTGGTTGTCTCGACCCGTTCGGCACCCTGTTCCGCAAGATTGAACCGAAAACACTGTCCTCTATTGTGATCGCAGACATCGAGAAGGCAGATACCACTGACGGCGAGCAAAAGCTCAGGCTGATTGCCAGAACTCGTGAATTCGACCCTATCTCGGACGTAAATGGCCTACATGCGCTGAATAGCGACCTGATGCTTGCCATCTACGGCCCAATGTGGACGAATCAGGTCAACGAACGCTTCCTCGGACAACATCCGCTGTATACCGGGTTGTTCACACGAATAGCTACGATTCGACAGGTTCTGCTTGGCTAAGTGTATCTCTCCGGTCAGTTTGCCACTATTATGTGCGCTGGCCAGATTAAGGCCTCTGACCGGAGATTCGCTATGCCATGGAAACACGATCCTACCGTATCCGGTACGATTTTCGCCGTAGTCCTCAGCTTGCTCTCTGGCTTCTTGTCCGTGGCTTCCGCCTTGGCCAAGGGCCAGAAATTCTCGCTGTTGTGGCTTTCTGCTCAACTCACCGGCGCTGTATTGGCCGGCTGGCTTGTTTGGGACATGTACCCAGTCATTGCCGACAGCGTACCGGGTTGGTTCACCCAACCAATTGCAACGTCGGTCGCTGCGCACTACGGGGGCAAACTCTTCTCGATTGTCGAGGGAGTGTTAGGAAAACGCTGGGGGGTGGATACACCACCTCCGGCTCAACAGTAACTACCAAGCCTCGCACTGCGGGGCTTTTTTACGGGTGCAATATGAGCAAATACCACACATTGGTGATTAAGGGCGATTTAGCCAATCACCCGCGCTTTGTGCAGATTGACGGTGTTGATTACGAAGTAACTACCTCGGCCGAGGGGCATTTGGCAGCCAAGTGCGAAATCTTGGAGCAGTTCACTAAAGCCCAGGCCGAAACAGAACTCTGGAAACCCACAGCGTCTGAGGAAACTTTCATGTCCGAGGCAGAAGAGGCTGTTAAACAGGCTCAAGAAGCGAAAGAAGGGGGTTACCGTGACTGACGTCAAACCAGTAAAAAGATACTTTACCGTGGTCTTCGAGATCACCAACGAAGAAAACTTCACCGGCATGTTTGCCGGCCCGTTCACCAAGTCATTGGCCGAAGATTCGGACATCATTGAAGGGGTAAAGGTAGTTTGCTGCGGTACTGGTGACACTATGACCGCTTATGACGCATTGACCGAAGAGCTGCAAACGCAAGGCATCAACACGGATGATGTGGTGCGGGATTACTGCGCAGAGATGGAATTCGATGGCGATGCTATTATTGGCTGAAAAAGAAGCGGGGCCTATTGGCCCCGTGCTTTATCGTACATCTGTTCTACGTTTAAGGCTCGTTTACGAGATTCGTCAAACGATCCCGCGAGTTCTTGTCGCTCTGTGCTACAGCTTGCAAGCAAGTCGGTGAGCACCATTGCGGCGCGGGTAACTGACGAAACTGTGCTGGAATTGCCGGAAGCATTACTGGTTCGCTGTAAACGTAGCTGGAGGGAAGAGATTTCCCCGTGCAGGCCGTTAAGAGCAGCATCAGCGTCAGATTTAACGCGCTGGCTTTCAGCCCGTTGTTTATCGTTGATTTCCAGTTGATTTGCGAGGTCATCGCGTAATCCCCGTTCTGTTTCACGTTGCTTAGTTTCGAATGCTGCCTTGGCCGTCGCTTCATCCGCATTGCGTGATTCCCAACGGGCTAGCCAGCCCTTGTCGTTATAGTCGATGCCTTGGGCGAATCCTAAGCCCAAAGCCCCGACGACGAGCACTATAGCAATCCAGTGCTCGCCGAGGAAGGCTTTGATCATTTAGACCCCCAATTCTGTGCGGGCATTTGCATAAGCGGTGGCCCATGTGTCTTTGTGCGGTTTGCCCGGGCGCCAGTTCTTCACGTAGGTAGCCCAGCCGGCTTCAGCGTCACCAATCTTGGGCAATTTGCCCATGTCGGTTAACAGCAACAGCCTTGCGAAACCAGCACCCAGAACATCATCGTGTTCCATGGCAGCCCAGACAGCGGCTGCGGTTGGTGCTACATCACGTACCGCACACAGACGTTTGGCCAGGGTAGCGGAGCTAGGGTGCTTCAGCACACCGGTTACACCTCCACCTTGCTCAAACTGCCAGAAGCTGGAAGCTGGACCTTCCGGTACCAACTTCCCGTCTTTCTTGATGATTTGACGTCGGGCAGTGAATTTAGTTTCCTGCCCTCCGATGGCCAACACTTCTAATTTGGATTCATTACTGCCGTATTTATCACCGAGGATCTCGACGGCGATGTTCAATGCTGCGTGTGCCAGTTTAATGCTCATGTGCTGCCCCTTAGAACCAGTGATTGATTAATACTGACGGCCGAAATTAAAGTTCCGCGTTGGCCGTCCAAGCAGGGTTCCAATTATATCCACCATTGGAGGATACCTGGCTAAATATCGAGAACCCAATAGTAAGGGGGTCACGAACATCGTATACAGCGACATTCGCACTACCGCCAACCGTATAAGTGAGTGTGGGGGCAACGCGCATTACGGTTGAAAAGGCGTACGGAGTTATATTAGCCGTACCAGTGGTGCTATAACCTCCCGTCACTGAGTTACCCGATTGGTAGTACCGAGCACAAAGTATTTGTTCAAGCGCATGGCTGCGCCGTTCAAACGGTGTTGCTTCAGTTCCAATCTCCAGTTGAAGTTCAGACACGGCGATGGTCGCGCCAACCGTTAGTCCCCAGTTAGTAGCCGTAGATGCCGATAAGTAGTTTCCGGCCTGCCAAACATTCAAGGCCGCGGTTTGATACGTTGCACCATTTAAGGCTCCGATAATCACCGACAACCCAAGACCAGAAGTCTGCGGAATAACCGCAGCCGTTGGGATGGCGGGCACTTTCACGACAACCTTGGTTACCGTGTTGGCCACCGCTGCAAAGGTGGAGATATAGCTTTGAGACACAGTGCTATCGCTGACAGCAACCGTGTATGTGCCGGTAATGCTCGCCCGGAACAAGAACGAAAGCGCAACCGGCTGACCTTTCAGGTCATAGCAGTTGTACCCTTCGACACGCTGGGTGATACCGGTCCAATATTTATTGCCGGAATAGTCAGTCAAGGCAGTATTGACAGTTTGGAGTACGCAGTTTTTAGTAATCGCCCCGTCCACAAGTGTACTTAAAGACTGGGTAAATGAACCTCCTGCGTTTGAGTTGGCCGCCATGTAACGGTCCGGGCCACCGTACCCACTAACACCACTGGCGAATGTAAATGCCGTACGTTGAGCCAAGCTAACAGCACCATTGATAATGCGGTTACGTCCCGGCACCAGTAACGCAGCACGAGCTGCGTCTGCTGTAATCGCGCCAGTACCGCCGTGGGCAATGTCAGTAACCGCAGTCTTATCCACCTTGGTCAGCAACAAAGCGTCATCTTGCGCTTTGGTGTACCGATCCGCGAACTTAGTGTCCGTGTCAGGCTTGTCCGCCTTAGTGGCCAGCAGTACGTCGCTTTCTGGCTTGGTGTACACGTTGGATACCATGTCAGACAGCACTTTGCCTTGCTTAGCTGACAGCACCTTGGTAGCGTCGGTACTGGTCAAGCCATCAACGATGCTGGTCTTGTCGATCTTCAGATTCAACGCGTTCTGTTGCGCTGTGCTAACAGGTTTGGACGCATCCGGCGTGTTGTCTACGGAACCCAGCCCGACATCCACATTATTCAGCGTTACCGCGCCGGTCTTGCCCGCTACTGAACTAACTAGTTCAGTGTTGTCGATCTTGTAGAATGAATCATTGGCCAGGGTGAACATCAAGGTATCACCGACACCGTATACAGTCCCATCGACGGTACCGCCCACAGTCACCTTCCACATGCTGGATGTGGTGGGATGAGTCGGGTACACGCCGCCTGACAGATCAATGCTTCCTCGGTCGGTAATTACTCCCACCAGTGAAGCAGCCGCCTCCTGCGCTTCATCTCGAGCCAGCTCAGCAGCTATTTTAGCGGCTACGGCCTGATCTTTATTGACGGTCGAGGTATCCGCGCTGCTGACTGCGGTAGCTGCTGAAACTACTGCAGCGTCGGCCGAGATGCCAGCATTGGCTTCACTGTCCGTAGCCGAGGTAGCCGCAGCAGTTGCCAAGGCTTCCTTGGCCGTAGCGTTGTTAGACGCTGCCACCGCGACATCTTTAGCTGCTACAGTCACATCTTTGGCTTCCACAGCCGTTGTTGCCGCATTTACCGTGGCCAGCTCCGAAGCTTCGAAAGTGCTCTGCGTATTGCGGACTTCGTCGGCCAAGGCCAGATTCACCACCGCTAAGTTATCAACGGCTGTCGCCAATTGTTCGTAGGACATGCAACCCTCCGGGGGTCTAAAGTTGTAGCGGCTGAAACCAGCAAAATAAGGATTCAGCCGCGATTATAGCGTTGTTACGCGAAAATGATCTTGTGGCAGTCGACGGAACGGAATCGCACAGTAATGTTGGCGGCAACCCCTTGCCGAAGTACCACAGTGCCTCGCGTACGCATGGAGTTCAATGTTACCCCTCCCGGTACCTTCAAAGGTGGTGTTTTCAACAAATACCCGGTATGTGCGAGTGAATCACCAATAAAGGCTGTTTCACCCGAGGCCAAGCCGCCATCATCACACACAACAGTCACCGTGGACGAGGTATGTGCCAAACGCAAACCAAAGAAGATACTGGAGTGTCCAGTGTTACCAGCCGGCGCGTCATATTCGCAATAGGCTTCGATCACATCATCTGGGACCACGTTGGCCACGCCGACGTTGTTCTGCCACTCGACCGAGGGTGCAGAAGCTGTTGGCGTACCTGTAATCACCAACTTCTGCCAATTCTCGGAAATGCCGAATGAGTTGACGATAACTTCCTTGGAACACACGGTGGTAACACCATCGCAGTTCAAATGCTGAACCGTGTGGTTATCTGCCACTTCGCCGGTACAAGAGCCGGTCGATGCAGTAATCGTTCCTGCGGTACCGTTCGTGAGTGGGTTGGCATTGAGAATGCCGCCCGGGTTGTAGGTGGCGTTATAGCCTGCCGAAATGCTCACATAAGGTCGCAAATCGACCACAGGGAACAAGGTTGCCAGCAAACGGGCCAGTGCCTGCCCATGGCGAGTGCTTGCCTCTTGCCCTGGGTGAGTATGGTCCGGGAGAAATCCAGTGATGGCATAGCCCAGTGTCGAGGTAGTCAGCCAACCGTATTGCGACAGATCACAAACAAACACGTTGCGCTTGAAGCGACGGCTGCGCTGCCAGTTGATACAGGCATGGTGTTCGGCCACTTGGTTGGCAGTGAATACCGGAGCACCCGCAGCAGCCGCATCCGTTGGCGGAATGTCGGTCATCCAGATGACGATGATCCCGGCCTTCAAGATCCGGCGTTCGATCTCCTTCATGTTGGTGATGCTGTCGTTGGTAGGACTGCCGTTAGCAGTCATTACCGGCGCCGTTGCCGCCCGGTCGTTACGCGACATGAACAACACAACGAAGGTCACGTTGTTGGCCAGCCACGTCGCAATCGACGTGTCAATCCGACCCAGAATGTCATTGGTGGTACTCCCACCGATGGCACAGTTAGTGGCCACGGGGAAGTCAACCGACTGCCGCATCAACGCTCGTGCGTGGTGAGCCCAACCATAAGAGTGCAGGCGCGTAGCCAAGGCGCTGGCCGATGAGTTGCGCTGGCCACGGCTGTCGCCTTCGATACCGCCAATCACGGAAAGCCGTGAGTAATACTTGTCGCCTTGCAGCCGGGTAATGCCCGGGACGTCTAAAAGACCCATGGTGTTTTTCCTTAAACAATCGTGATTTTAGGCATCGACATAATCGCGCCAGTGGCGTTACGCACGTAGGCCGTCTGTGTGATCAGCTTGGACGGGGGACCAGCGTAAGTGGCGTGCCAGGCATCCACAGCACCGGGAAAATCCGGGTTGACAATATCAGCCGTGAAAGTGCCAGCCACATCGTTAGGCCACTCGATAGTAGCGGAGAGCAAGGTGTCGTTTTCATCACGGACCACGTCCGACACCAGCCGGAAGTTCAGTGCCAGTGCCCAAGTCGGCAAGTTCTGCGCAGCAATGGCCTGAGCTGCGGCTTGGGCCTCCAATGCAGCATTCTTGGCTTCTATAGAGTCGATCTGGGTCAGGCCCACCGAAGCCAGAGCATCTACAGCAAAGGCTTCAGCCGAGTCCCGGGCCGCTTCTGCGTTGACTTCAGCCGCTTCAGCCTCATCTGCACCGACCTCTGCCCGGTTCATCAAGACCGTCACACGATCTTCGATACCGTCGAGAATGCCGACCTGTTCAGACGCATAGGCAGCCGAAGCTGCTGCACTGACTGCGGCAGCAGTTGCCGTGACCTTGGCGTCGATGATGATCTGCAGAGCCGTCTCATCCCACGGACGGGACCATGTAGGCGTAGTGACAATCAAGTCTTCTACGCGCAGCACCTCAGAAGACTCAGTGACCATGAAGCGGAAGCGCAAACCAGCAGTGCAACCATCAATGTCCGCAACTGCGCCCGGTTGATTCATCAACAGGTAATAAGTGGCGAAGCCCGCCATTAATTCGAGGGTTGCCTCACCTTGCGCGTCAGTTGTGCCATTAACGTCACCAACCACCTGAATACCGGTGTTGAGCGTCTCATCGAAGCTCGGTTTCCGCGTTGTAACGAGAAACGGCGCATCAACGACCGGAGTCCCGTCGGGATGCGAAAATTTGAACAAAACAGCAGTCATTGGCTGTCTCCTATAAAAAACCGCCCAATTCCGGGCGGTGGTGCGAACTTTATCATTAATGGCGGATTACGTCCGCCATTGCATGGGTTAGTTGTACGGAAAGATCAAACCAGCAGTGCTAATGACTAGTGCCACCGGGTAACGGTCAGTAGGTAAGTTCTGAAACGATGCTGGTACTGTTTGGCCGGATACCGATGGATATGACTGTGTTGTCCCACCTGTAGCACCAAACATGAAGGTGATGCCCCCGGCGTACCCATATACGCCTTCTGACCCACTGTAGGCTACGTAAGGGAAGGCGTTATTACCCCATAAGTCATTGATCGCAACACTGCGGGACCACGGCAAATAAGCAGCGTACTCATCCCCACCAATCGCAATATCCACGCGAGAGTCCAATTTACAGGCGTATTGAGAACCTGCCTGCGCTTCACGTTGCACGTTGTAACCACCGGCGTAGCATGTGAGGTATCGGCCTTGTGCATCAGTTCCACCAGGGCCAGGGGCTTGAATGGCAGCTATCACATTGAGAGGTGGCTGCAACGAGTTAAACGTGATGCGTCCCGTCGTATCCCACGTCTTTAGGAAGGTTGACCCTGCAAGGGTGTCAGCCATCAAGTCGAAACAGTAAAACCGCGTGCTGGTACTGGCATTGGTGTAATAAAAGGTGATCGAACTGCCGGAAACGGAAGATCCCACCAGACAGCCTGAGCCAGTGATAAACACAATCGGCGAAATGGCGTTGTACACTGTGAAACCATAAATCTGATCGCCAGCTCCCTGATCGCTTGTGGCCGTGGTCAGTGTCCAGTTGTCCCCTTGGTTTGGGTCCAATTGCGCCGACTTCAAGAATTTACGGGTCCAAGATTGCAGATACACCATGTAACCACTCTTGACCAAGCCATAGCTGATCAAGTTGGTGTCAAACAACAGCTCCCCGGTGTCCTTGTAAACCAGAAGGTTAGACATCAGTAATACCCATAGAATATGCGGCAGTTCGCTGAGAAATAACCCCAGCCGTTGGTGGAGTATGAGTAGGCCCACGACAGGACACCACCACTCAGAGTGACCCCGGGCTTCTTACCTTTCTCCAACTGGAGATCCTGCAAGGGCACCACGATGAAGAACTGAACCTTACCCGCCCCAGGCCCGGGAATCGCAATAGAGCCGTTAACACCACCTGTGTCTACGGAACCCTGCATCTGGCTGATATGCATGGTCATATCAACAGTGAGGCGTCCTGTACTGTCCCATGTCTGTAAACCAGCCATATTAGATACTCAACGCAAAGGCTGTGACGCCGTTAGGGTGATAACCGAATACGCCGTTGCTCTGAATCAATAAACGCCCTGCGCCACCACGACCGTTGACTTGGAAGTCTCCGTTGGCGGCAAGGGACCATCCGGTGGAGTTGTTTACATAGTTGTTGGATTGAGCTGCCCGTACCACCAAAGTATCCACTTCGATGTACTGCGCCTTCACCTTGCCATTGGCAACGACGAAAGATCCAGATTCATCACGAAGCTTGCTGAATGTCAACTTGTTGATCGCAGCATCGTCGATGTACACCACATCATTATCAATAATGAAGGGTTTGCGCTTATTGGTGCCGGTTCGGCCGATCCAGAAGCGATCCACATCGAATCCCGCTTCAACAGTAGTGCCATCGTTATAGATGCCAAAACCACCAATCAAACCATTGACATTGACTTGAGCCGTGTACAGAGCGCCTATGGCCACAACCTTGCCATCCACTACATCAATCTGTGTTTGCATGGTTTGGGAGACTTGAGCCAAGTCTTCACCGAATTGTGTTTCCAAAGTGGTGAGTTGTTCCGCAAGTGCCTGCTGATCGTTCACGACAGCAGTGATCTGCGTCTGTACCGCAGCAATGTTGCCGTTTACCTCAGCCCACAGTGTGTTCACCGTCGAAACAAACGCTTCGTTCGCAGACGTACGCGCAAGTACCTCTTCTTGCACAAGTGCCCGAGTATCTTCGGAATATGCACCAACCACAGTGATCTGTGCTGCAAGCGCATCATCTTCACCTTGGCGATCCAATTGCTCCTGGGTGATGTTTAGATGGTTCAATTCGATACGGGCGATCTCAGCTTTCAACGCCGGGGCCAAAACACCGTTGTCAATCTGACCGGTCAGCTCTTCGATCATTTCTTCGATGCGAGGCTTCGCATTTGCCCAAGCTGGGCCGATAAGCCGCGAAGGTGTGCCGTAAACGGAGTGAACGATAATCCAATAGTAGAACTTGGTCACAACACCGTATTCGATACGGTCGTAGAAGAAATTGCCGGATGCTGCGGCGACATGCACTGCTGCGCCATTGAAGTCATCCGAAAGACCGCGGTAAATCGTCGTATAGGCCACAGCTTCAGGAAAGGTGTCAGGCCACGTCCAAGTGACGTCAATACCGCCAAATGCAGGAACTGCGTGCAGCAATAGGTCAGATGTGTTCGGATCTCCGGGCTTTGGGCCACCCCAACCCCCGGTACCACAAACATACTCACCGGATGCGGTGATGGAACAAACTTCGCTCATAAAGCCCCCTTAACATAAGTCAGCGGATTCTACACCCCTTTTCCCTAGCAAACACCAGCCGGTGTCCCACGCATACCTAGGATTCTACCGCGTAGACTCCGACGAGCAGTGAGCGTAGCGAGCCGCGCAAGTCGAGAGGCGGATGCGGTAGAATCCGACAACAAAAATACTTTTTAAAGGAATTTTCATGAAACAGGGCTGGGTTTACATTTTACGTTTAGAAAATAACCGCCGGTATGTAGGTTGGACTGCTAATCCAAAAGACCGTTTACGTCAGCATTTTTACCGCCCACAGACTAAATGGGTTGCGGAGAATAAGCCGATTGAGGTAGCACATCAGTTCTATGGAAGCAAGAAAGATGAAAACATTGCTACTGTGCAGTTAGGGCTTGTGTTTGGTATCGCAAATGTGCGTGGTGGCTACTACAACGTAGCCGACATGCCTTATATGCAAGAACGTGTACCGAAACCGTCAAAACTGGTGATTGGTGATGAATTCTGGCTTGACGCCATTTATGACGACAGATATCTTGCATCGCAGGTCAGCAGCAGAATCCATCACTTATAATTGGTTAAAAAGTGCTCAAGACCAAAAACCTCCATTTCTCTGGGGGTTTTTCTTTGTTTGTATGTTTTTTGTTCAATTCTCTGGTCACTCCCCACCATCGACGGACTCCGTGCTCGCGTCGGGTCCGCTGCGCGGCCCTAGCGGCACTGCACCGTCTCGGTGTGTCGTGCCCGGGTATGTGGTTGGGGGTGAGGTGACGTTGCTCCCTCCGGGAGCCTTTGCGATTGCTGAGGCAAATCGGGGAGGTGAGCCCCTCTTCTTATATATGTCCGTTTCGCTTGATCATTTTTTAATCAGGATTCCCATGAACGTTCACACCGACTTTCCGAGTCTGGCTTCCCACCTCGGCGATGCCGGTGCTGACCGACTCACATTTTTTACTCACAGGGATTATGTGCCCAGCACTAAGCGAGTTCGTATGCTGCACAACCCACTGATGCGCAAATTGTCCCGCCAGCCAACACTACGGTACAACCGCAAGGTGGAGGATGTACTTGTCGGGATCTGCCAGCTTGATTGGGGCTCCAATGGCGGCACACTGGTGCCATCGCGCCTGCTCGCCATTCTGGCTTCAGTAGAGAACATTTCCAGCGAACTGCTGGCAGATGTAATGAAGTTGTCCGACCGCCAAGCACGTCGCTATGTAGCGGCCTGCAAACTGGCAATCATCCACATAGGTAAAGCACTGGTACCGCAGGATCTGGTTCGTAGAGAGCCAACCCTTGCGGAAATCCGTGCCCGCCTCAAAGCACAGAAGGAACACGCATGACACAAACAGGAATTGTGCCGATTGAGTTGTTAGAGCAAGCGGCCAACAAATTAAGCAATATCGGACAGACTCATCTGTCTGAGCCCCTATTCACCGCAATATTGGATGCGCGCCGGAAATTGGAAGGGACACGCAGCGACGACGAAGCACTGCAACTGGCAGAGGACTTTCCGGCTTATTGGAAACCTTTGCCTGAGCACTGGCGGGCCATCGACACCTACCGAGTGGATGACCTCTTCCCGTTGCCTTCCTCGCGCCTGTATCACGCACGCAAGAAGCTTCTGGTGCCTGGCTGTCGCACTGGTGGCAAATCCGTCTATCACGACCTCAAGGAAGCCCACCGCACCCTCGGGGCGTGGCTGGCCGAACAACCGGAGCATCAAGCATGAATGTCCAACTGCATTTCAGTAATGGTCACGTCATTACCTTAAACGTGGTGCAAGCAATCGTGGGCAACACGACTTGCGTCTTATACAAGGGCAAGACCTTTGCCTACGGCGGAATGCGCGGGCTGAGCTACGACACCATCGTCTATAACGAGGTCACTGCCCCGACTGACCTGTCGCACGCCGAGGTGATCAATGAAATTCACCAATAACACTGGTTTGTCGCTCTTCGCGCAGGTTTACCTCGCGCATGAGACGTATGACCGGGAAGAAGCCGGCCTGTCGGTCACCACACTGCTGAAACCAGTGAAGCAAGTGATCTTGGCCCGTCGTGTACCGCCTGGGATGCTGTCTCAGGACGTTGCGGACATGATCCCAAGCAGTAACGGTACCGCGATCCATGACGCCTTCGAGGCAGCGTGGAAGTCGCCCAAGCTGGTCGATACCCTGATTGCTCTGGGTAATCCCCCCGGCGTGGCGCGCAAGGTCCGGGTCAATCCCTCAGCCGAGGAAGTTGCGGCCGGTGGCATCATTCCGGTGTACACCGAGATCCGTAGCGAGAAGACAGTGCTTGGCATCCGTGTAACCGGGAAGTTTGACTTCATCGGTGACGGTGCCGTTGAGGATTTGAAGAACACTTCGGTCTACAAGTACCTCATGGCCGACTTCGAGAACTACATCCTGCAAGGCAGCATGTATCGCTGGCTTAATCCAGAAAAGGTAACTAAAGACTGGATGAACCTCACATTCCAGTTCACCGACTGGAATGGCCGGGATCGCAACATGAACCCGGACAATTACCCACCAGCGCGCATGCATACACGCAAACTGCAGCTTCTGTCACTCGAAGAGACTCAAGTCTACGTCGAAGGCAAGGTTCAGCAGCTCATTGACCTTGAGCATGCGCCGGAAGAAGATATGCCTCCCTGCTCCGACAAGGATCTGTGGAGAAAGCCGGACACCTATCGTTATTTCGCCAAAGCGGAAAAAGCACACGAACCCGGTGCCCGATCTACCAAAAACTTTGACAACAAAGCTGATGCTGATCTTCACGTCGCCACAAAAGGTGGCGTCGTAGTCACCAAACGCGGCGGTGTCACGGGCTGCAAATATTGCGCGGCATTCCTTGCGTGCAAACAGAAAGACGCGCTCATTGCCTGCGGCGATCTGGTTCTGTAGCCAAACACGGAGAAATCAATGAAAGCTGTCGAAGACATGTCGTATAACCCTGAAGTGGAGGACGTAGTACGCATTCTGTGTGAAAAGACACAGAGTTCGAACCATCTGTTCTTCCGCGTGCTGACGACGTTCCACCTGTGCATGATTGCATCACAGATGCGGGTATTGATTCGCACCCACGACCGGGGTGACATCCCGGTCAACATGTACGCGCTGAACCTCGCCACATCCGGTGCCGGTAAAGGCTTCTCGACGAACATTCTGGAAAAGGAGATAACCAACCAATTCCGCAGCCGTTTCCTCGAAAACTTCCCGTTCACTGCTGAACCGAACCTCGAAAAGCTCGCGCTCAAGCGATCTTCCCGGGACTCGACGGAATACGACTTTGAAGTAGAGAAAATCAAGAAGGAGTTCGCCTCCCTTGGTCCTCTGGTTTATAGCTTCGACTCCGGTACCCCGGCTGCGGTAAAGCAGATGCGGCACAAGCTGTTGCTCGCAGATGCGGGCGCAGTAAACCTGATCATCGACGAAATCGGTTCCAACCTGTCGTCTAGTTCCGAAGTGCTCACAACACTGCTGGAATTGTTCGATATGGGGGGTATTCGTCAGAAGATCACCAAAGTGACTGCCGAGAACGTCCGTCACGAGGAAATCGACGGCAACACGCCGACGAACCTCATGATGTTCGGCACACCGTCGAAATTGCTCGATGGTGGTAAGACGGAAGACGAGCTGATCTCATTGCTCGATACCGGCTACGCTCGCCGCTGTTTCTTCAGTTATGGCAAAGAAAGCACCCGCGATCTGTCGCTTTCGGCTGAAGAGATCTATGACCGGATGACGAACAAGGTTTCATCCACGTTCGTCGAGTCATTCAGTGAAAAACTGGGCTACTTGGCCGATTCGCACAACATGGGTACCGTGTTGACGATGACAAAGGAAACCAGCTTGCTGGTGATCCAGTACAAGATCGACTGCGAGCGTTTGGCTGATTCCCTGCCCGAACACGAAGAACAACGCAAAGCGGAAATCTCTCACCGATATTTCAAAGCCTTGAAGGCTGCCGGTGCCTATGCGTTCATCGACGGCTCACCTGAGCTGACGGAAACGCACTTCTACCAAGCAGTCCGACTGGCCGAAGAAAGCGGTAAGGCCTTCGAGCTTCTGCTGTCTCGTGAACGCCCTTACGTCAAGCTGGCGAACTATCTGGGCAACTGCGGCACGGAAGTGACCGAACCGGACCTGATGCAAGACTTGCCCTATTACAAGGGCAGTCAGGCAGCGCGTGCGGACATGGTCAAGATGGCAATTGCCTGGGGCTACAAGAACAACGTCATCATCAAGAAGGCTTTCACCGACGGGATTGAGTTCCTGCGTGGTGAGAAGCTGAAGGTCACTGACCTGACCAAGATGGTGGTGTCGTATGCCCGTGGCGGTGCCGGTGAACACCCTGCGCACGGTTACGCAAACAAGACCGCACCATGGACTCAACTGGAACGTCTTGTCACAGGAACTGACCTGCACTGGCTTAATCACCATGTTCACGGTGGCCATCGCACCGAGGATACCTGTATCCCCGGTTTCAACATGATCGTGCTGGATATCGACGGGACAATGAACTTGTCTACGGCGAAGATGCTGATGAAAGATTATGCAGCGATCTACTACACGACCAAGCGTCACACTGAAGAAGAGAACCGGTTCCGTATTGTTCTTCCGACGAACTACGTCCTGCAAATGGATGCGAAGGAATACAAGGAATTCATGAAGAACGTGCTGGAATCCCTGCCGTTCGAAGTGGATGAGTCTTGCACTCACCGGAGCAAGAAATGGATGTCTCACAACACCCATTTTGAGCAAACAGAGGGCGAGTTGTTCGATGTCCTCCCATTCATCCCAAAAACCAGTAAAAACGAAGAACGTCTTCAGCGACTGGGTTCCCAGCAGCAGATGGACAATCTCGAACGCTGGATCATCAACAACACGGGCGATGGCAACCGCAATGTCATGTTGCACCGCTATGCCCGTCTGTTGATTGAAGCCGGGAAGAACTGGGCGGAAATCAAGGACTGCGTCACGTCTCTCAACGATAAGTTGGCAGACAAGTTGTCCGAAGCCGAAATCCTCGGCTCCATCATGGTCACTGTCGGCAAAGAGCTGGCAGCTCGCCCTTAACCTTCACACTGGCCCCGTCCCGGGGCTGTTGTGATCTCTTTCAGGAGTATTTCAATGAACGAACATTTGGCGCTTATTTGCGGCAAATCGGGCAGCGGTAAGTCTGCTTCCCTGCGCAATCTGCGCGATCCCGAATCGGTTCTGTATTTGAACTGTGAAGCGGGCAAACGACTGCCTTTCCCGGCGAAGTTCACCCAGAAAACGGTAACCAACCCAAACCAAGTGAAAGAAGCTTTCGGTTGGGCCGAGAAGCAGGATCACATCAAGGTCATCATCGTTGACACCTTGACCTTCTGGCTTGATATGTACATCAGCCAGTACGTCCGCACCGCCGTTGATGGCCGTGCCGCGTGGGGTAACTTCGCGGAGTTCTTCCGCTCCACCATGCAGGCCGACGTGGCTAAGTCTTCCAAGAAGGTCATCTTCCTGGCTCACGTCCTCGACGTGTACAACGAAACTGCCATGGTCATGGAAACCGCGATCCCTGTCGCCGGCTCCCTGAAGAACCAAGGCATCGAAGCCTACTTCTCCATGGTGCTCATGTGCCAGAAGATCAAGGTAGATGACCTTACTGAAGAAAGTGATCTGCTGAAGATTACCGACCGCGAGAAAGCCGTCGGCTTCAAGCACGTCTACCAGACCCAGATCACCAAGGACACGATCAACACTCGTATTCGTGGCCCGATGATGCTCTGGGGTGACAACGAAACCTACATCGACAACGACATCCAGATGGTCCTCGACCGTCTCGACTCCTACTATCAATAGCAGCGGCCCCGTCCCGGGGCTGTTGTGAATTTCCTTCTCATAATTTTGGAGCAACACCATGAATCCTTTTGCCTCTACCGCTAACACCAGTAACGACAAGATCGAAGAAGACAGCGACCGCCTTGGCGGCAGCTTCGTCTGGGACTCCAACGCATACGAAGTCACCGTGCTGTCTGCCTATGCAGGCAAGTCGAAAGGTGGCGCCGGTTCCATGAACTTCGAAGTCCAAGGTCCGGACGGCCGCAAGTTCAAGTTCACCGAGTGGGTCACCTCGGGCGATGCCAAAGGCAACAAGCCGTACTACGAACGTGACGGCAAGAAGTCCTACCTGCCTGGCTTCAACAACGTGAACGCCATCGCGATGTTCTGCACCAAGAAAGAACTGAACGCGCTGACCTTCGAAACCAAAATCGTCAAGCTACGTAACTTCGATACCAAGACCGACGTTCCGACCGAAGTGCCAATGGCTGTCGAGCTGATCGGCAAGAAGTTCATCCTCGGTCTGCTGAAGGTCGAAGAAAACAAAACCAAAAAGGTAGGCAACGACTACCTGCCGGTTTGCGATGCAACTGGCGCACCGATCACCAAGTTCACCAACGAAATCGGCAAGATCTTCTACCCGGACAACAAGTGCACCATTGCTGAGCTGCGTGCAGCCAAGCAGTCGGGTTCCGCACCGGTTGCCGACTTCTACACCAAGTGGATCGAAGCCAATGCTGGCAAGGTCATCGACAAGGTCAAGAAGGAAGGTCTGGTCCCAGAAACTGGAGGTGCCGGCCCTGCTGGTACCCCAACCGACGCTACCGGCGCCGAAGTCGATTCGCTGTTCGACTGAACACCACCATGGGTCGGGTAACCGGCCCCTTTCAGGAGCTGTCCATGTCTGTATCTGCTGAACA